GCTATTGCGCAACGCAGCGCGCAGATCAGCATAAGCGCAACAAGCACCCTAACAGTTGCGGCCTCGCGGTACGCATTTGCAGACTTTGCAATTGTTGACAACAGCACTCTAACCGTTGACTCCAATGCGATCTTGGCCGCAGCGGTGGTCATCTCTGATGCCAGCACGGTATCTGTAGCGGCCACCAGGTACGCAATAGGCGCTGCAAGCGTCTCAGACACCAGCACAGTATCTGTCGCAGCCTTCAGGTACGCCATAGGCGCGTTTAACGTGTCTGATGCGTCTACCGTATCAGTCGCAGCCAAGCGCTACGCTATCGGTACGTTTAATGTGGCCAGCGTCTCGTCGATGCTGGTCGGAACCAACATCATCGGTAGCACAGGGATTGACGTACTAGGAACCAGCACCGTCGCTGTAGATGGGGTTCGAGTGCAGTTTGTGACAATTGCTATGGATGGGTACTCATCCATGACGGTCAATGCTCGCCTAAAATGGATCAACGAGACAGATACCTCAGAGACATGGACTCCGATAGGCGACACGTCTGAGAGTTGGACTCCGGTATCTGCATCTAGTGAGAATTGGACGGCTGTTGGTGATACGAGTGAGACTTGGAACCCAGTTGCTGATAATAGTGAATCCTGGCATATTGCCGCATAAGAGGTGAAAAATGGCTGATACCACAACAACGAACCTATTGCTTACAAAGCCCGAAGTCGGTGCTAGTACCGACACATGGGGAACCAAGATCAATACTGACTTGGACTCCATCGACGCATTGTTTGACGCCGGCCCAGTCCTGAAGATTGCAAAAGGCGGTACTGGTGCGGCTACATTGGCCGGCGCATCAATCTCCACCTACACAGGGACTGAAACCCTTACCAACAAGACGCTGACAAATCCATCGGTCAACAACTACACCGAGGGTGTTGTCGCCATTGGTAACTCAGGCACGACTCAGACCATTGCCCTGACAAGCGGGACTGTGCAGACTTGCACACTTACAGGCAACTGCACCTTCACCATGCCAACTGCTACGGCTGGCAAGTCCTTTGTGCTGATCCTTACCCAGGACGCAACAGGCTCACGCACTGCGGTGTTCACCTCAGTCAAGTGGCCAAGCGGGACAGCACCAACAATCACGACCACTGCAAGCACAGGCGTTGACATCTTGACCTTTGTGGCCAATGGCACGTCCTGGTTCGGAACCTACGCACAGGCGTTCGCATAATGTTCGCAGCAAAGAATGAACTGCTGACCCGACCTAATGGTGGGTACAACCTTACCCGCAGCCTACGGTTTCGGTCTAGTGCAAGTGCTTATTTGAATCGGACATTTAGCACACCAACAAGTGGAACTACTTGGACATGGAGTAGTTGGGTAAAACGAGGTGCAATGGGTTCGGTGCAAGATTTTTTATCAGGTGGTTCTGCAACAGCAGACCAAATTACTTTTACTGCTTCTGACACTATTGAAACATATATTCTTGGAGGTGATTTAATTACTTCTGCTGTTTATCGTGACCCCGCTGCTTGGTATCACATTGTTTTTGCCGTAGATACAACACAAGCAACGGCTTCTAACCGTACAAAACTTTATGTAAATGGTTTACAAGTAACTTCTTTTAGTACCGCAACATATCCTAGCCAAAATGCGGTAACAAAAATGAATTCTGCTGTGTCGCATAACATTGGAAGATATGTTGCCGCTTCAAGTTCATACCTTGACGGCTACATGGCAGAAGTCAACTTCATTGACGGACAAGCCCTAGCCCCAACAGCGTTTGGTGCGTTCAACGATTACAACGTGTGGCAACCTAAGAAGTACGGTGGCACATACGGAACCAATGGCTTCTACCTGCCATTCACTAACAACGCAAGCGCAGCCACCCTTGGTAACGACTTCAGCGGCAACAGCAACACTTGGACAACCAACAACATCAGTGTTACGACAGGAAGCACGTACGATAGTACAACTGATGTGCCTACGCTGACCAGTGCAACTGCGGCTAACTTTGCTGTCATTAGCCCTATAAATTCCAATGCCACAATTTCAGGTGGTAATTTAAATGTTACTTACGCCGCTGCTGTGCAAACAAAAAACATAGCAACAATAAGTATTACTGGAAAAATCTACTTTGAAAGTACATTTGGTGGACAAGTAGGAACTAACAACACATATTTTGGCGTTGGTAGTAAAGGAACTTTATCGGACTACACAACTATTTTGGGTGGAGATAGTTTTGCTTGGGCGGTTGGAACAAACAATTCTGAAGTTGGAAAACGAGGTGCAGGTGTATACACAACACTAGCAGCAGGAGCATCTTCTGCTGGAGATATTTTTATGGTTGCAGTTGACCCAACAAGTGGAAAAATTTGGTTTGGTAAGAACGGAACTTGGTACGCAAGTGGAAACCCTGCAAACGGCACAAGCCCTGCTTTTACAGGACTTCCAGCAGAACTATTTGCAATACTTGATTTATATGGTGCATCAGGTAGCCAAACGGTTAATGCCAACTTCGGCCAACGCCCATTCACCTACACACCCCCCACAGGCTACCTAGCCCTCAACACTTTTAACCTATAAAGAATATGGCAACAACATACGCAATTCCTGATGGTAAAAAGCATTTTGATGCGGTGACCTATACAGCTAATGCAGGAACACAAAGTCTAACTACACAATTTGCAGTAGATTTTGCATGGCTAAAGTCTCGCTCTAATGCTTACAGCCACACTGTTTATGATAGGAATAGAGGGGCGCTTCAGTTTTTAGGTACAAGTAATACAGCAGCAGAAGCAACATCAGCAAATTCTCTGACTTCATTTAATAGTAATGGAGTGACGTTAGGGAATAATGAAAATTCAAACTTATCAGGCAGTTCTATAGCGTGGCTTTGGAAAGCAGGAGGCACTGCTGTCTCCAACACAGCAGGAAGCATCACATCATCTGTAAGTGCTAACCCCACGGCGGGGTTTAGCGTGGTGACTTGGACAGGTACAAATACGGCTGCAACAATAGGTCACGGACTGGGTGTTGCTCCAGCAATGTACATAACCAAGCAGCGTTCTGCGACAGGTGATTGGTTTGTTTACCATCAATCTGTTGGAGCAACAAAAGGCTTGTTCCTAGAGTTAACAAACGCAGCCACAACAAATACTTACTTCAACGATACAGCACCAACTTCCACAGTCTTTTCAATTGGTAGCGGTGTTGGCGGTCTTAATGCTTCGGGCGTAACGCAAGTAACTTACTGCTTCGCACCAGTAGCAGGGTATTCAGTTTTTGGCTCGTACACGGGCAACGGCTCCTCAGACGGCCCGTTTATTTATACGGGCATGAGAACCCGATGGCTGCTGATAAAAGAAACTGGAAACGCAAATAGTTGGGAATTGTTTGATACATCTCGTGACCCATACAACATTTCAAGCCAACGCTTGTTTCCTAACGATTCAGCCGCAGAAGCAACAACGGCATCTTTGGATATTCTGTCAAACGGAATTAAGTTCCGAGTAGGAAACACAGGTATAAACAGGTCAGGTGGTACATACATTTATGCTGCTTTTGCCGAAGTGCCGTTTGCTTACGCTAACGCCCGCTGATATTTTTTAAGGAACCATCATGTTTTTACTAAACGGAACACCATTGGGCATTGACAGCCCCTTCACTTACAACGACACGCAATATCCTTCTAACTGGCTGCGCCTTGCAAGCCAAGCGGAGCGTGCTGCCATTGGTATTACTGAGGTGGCTGATGCCCCTTGGTACGATGACCGCTACTATTGGGGAGTAGACAATCCCAAGCAGTTGGAAGACATCACGGTAACCCCTGAAGAGGGCGGCGAGTCTTACGTGCAGAAAGGCTTAAAGAGCCAGCACCTTGCGCAGACAAAGGTCACATCCAACCAACTCCTGTCCGCAACGGACTGGATGGTTATCCGCAAGGCAGAGCGCAATGTAGACATCCCTGCTGCAACAGTCACCTACCGAGCCGCAGTTCTCACTGAGTGCGACAGGCTGCTCGCTGCCATTGCCGCTGCTTCTGATGTCCCAGCGCTTATGGCTGTGACGGCTGCATGGCCTGAGAGCAACTAATCATGGAACAATCCGAACGCGCCCAGTTCATTGCTGACATCACGGCAGCAATCAAAGCATCGTCCAACCTATCTGACGATGAGGTGCGTTGGGTTAAATTGGCCATCCACAAGCAGGAACAGTCAATCAAACTGCGCCAGGCTGTGATTGAGAAGACACTTGGCGGCCTAGTATGGGCTGCCCTTGTCGCCCTGGCCTACATAGTGTTTGACTTCTTAAAGAACCACGGATTCAAGTGATCGATGCAATTGCCTCCGCACAGATTCAATGGCCCAACACTGAGACAAGAATCGTGTTGGTGTGCCGAGTCGTGCTGCCACAGGAAAAGTACGGAGCGAACGAGTTTCTAGATAAGGACGGTAGAGTCTGTCGGTGGGTGCTGGAGACTAAAAGTGATCGACCCCATTAGCGCATTCGCATTGGCGCAGGGTGCTATCAAAGGCATCCAGGCTGCCATCAAGATGGGCAAGGACATCCAAGGCATCACGGGTGACGTGATGAAGTTCTTCGACGCCAAAGACGTTGTTGCAAAGGAAGCGGTAAAAGACCCAAAGAAGAAATACAGTTCAGCCACCAGCCAGGCCATGTCCACCGTCATGCAACTGCATGAACTGAACAAGGCCGAGGAGGAACTGAAGTGGCACTTTATCAATCAGGGTCAGTCAGCGTTATGGCAGCAGATTGTGCAGGAGCGCAATTCGATTGTGCAGAAGCGCAAGACGCAGGAGATACTTGACGCTAACGCGGCCAAGAATCGCAAGGAAGAGATCGACGAGGTCATCACGATGGGTTTATGCATACTGGTGGCTGCGGCCATCTTTGCGTTGGTGGGCTGGGGAATTATTGAACTGAAAGGAAAATGATGTTTGACATTACAGGACTATTGGCAGTTGGCGGTAAGTTAATCGATAAACTGATCCCTGACCCCGAGGCAAAGGCAAAAGCCCAACTTGAGTTGGCAACACTCGCGCAAAGCGGTGAACTGGCAAAGATGGCCAACGAGACTGAAATCTACAAGACGGAGCAAAACAATGTCACAGAGCGCTGGACTGCGGATGCAAATACTGATAGCTGGCTTGCTAAAAATATCCGTCCTCTTAGCCTTGTTGCTATCTTTGTTGGGTATTTTCTGTTTGCGCTTATGTCTGCTTTTGGTTACGACGCTAAAGAGTCCTATGTCCAACTCCTTGGGCAATGGGGAATGCTCATCATGTCAGCCTACTTCGGCGGCAAGACCCTTGAGAACATTATGGAGATGAGGGCTAAGAAATGAACCTGACCAACAACTTCACCCTAGAGGAACTGACGCACACCGATCACCGCGAGTTGGACAACACACCCAACTCCGATGAGATTGCCAACTTAACCCGTTTGGCGCTGGTGCTGGAGCAGGTCAAATACACACTAGGTGGTAAACCCATCATGGTGAACTCTGCCTTTCGCAGCAAGGCCGTCAACGACGCAGTGGGCAGCAAAGACACCAGCCAGCACCGTCGCGGGTGCGCGGCTGACATCCGAGTACCAGGCATGACACCCGACGAGGTGGTGCGCTACATCATCGCATCTGACATTGGCTACGACCAAGTGATCCGTGAGTTTGATCGCTGGACGCATATCAGCATCCCGAACACCGTCATGGCCACACCGCGCAAGTCTGCTCTTATTATTGACAAGGCTGGCACTCGTCAGTTTGCGTAATGGCAACAAACTATAGCGGTCAGATCACAACTCCAGCAGTACCCAACACGGGTACGCCTGGTACTGATTACGAGCAAAGATACTTCAGCCAAACCCTGTCCAACTTAGGGAACTACTTTCAGCGCGTCACAGGCATCATTGCTGCGCTGTTCGGACCAAGGGGAGGGAAGTACATTAACCATCCGTATGGAGCGTTCCAGGACACCACAGATCAGACGGCAACAGCCGACACAGCAACATTGTTGAAATTTGATACTACAGACTTCAGTAATGGGGTGACTGTGGTTGACACGACAAAGATCACCGTTGCGCAGCCTGGGATTTATAACCTACAGTTCAGCGTCCAAGTTGAAAATATAGGAAACACCATTCAGGACATGACCATTTGGCTGCGCCAAAATGGTACTGATATTGTCGGATCGGCTGGCTTAGTTGGGCTTGAGGCAAGAAAGAATTCAACAGAGTTTTACCACTCAATTGTTGGGTGGAACTACCCCTTAAAGTTAAACGCCAACGACTACATCCAAATCGTGTTCTCCACAAACAGCACTAACGTATCAATTCAGGCTTATCCGGTGGGGACTTCACCAACTAGACCGTCCACGGCGTCCGTGGTGGCCACAATGTTATTCGTCTCCAATTTGTCCACAGAAACAGCATAATCTCGTCATGGCACTCATACCACTCAAAATACCCCCAGGCGTCTACCGTAATGGTACTGAGTACCAGGCTGCGGGACGCTGGTACGACTCAAACCTAGTGCGCTGGTTTGAGAACACGCTGCGCCCTATTGGTGGCTGGCGTAAGAAGTCAACCACCCAACTTAGCGGGAAGTGCCGTGGGCTGTTGGCGTGGAGATCAAACAGCGGTGGCCGGTACGTGGCTGCTGGTACGCAGTCCAAACTCTACGTGATGGACGAGAACTCAGTCATCAAGGACATTACCCCGACAGGCTTTACGACTGGCCGCGCTGATGCCGTCAGCGGCACTGGTTACGGCTACAACACCTACGGGTCGTTCTCTTACGGAGTCGCGCGTCCTGACGTCGGCTCTGTGGCTGCCGCAACGACTTGGAGCATGGACACCTGGGGCGAGTACCTTGTCGCGTGCAGCGACACGGACGGGAAACTCTACGAGTGGCAGTTGGGCTTTGTGACGCCAACTGTTGCGGCCGCAATCACCAACGCGCCAACAAATTGCGCCGCCCTGTTGGTGACATCAGAGCGCATCATCTTCGCATTGGGAGCCGGTGGAAATGGACGCAAAGTATCTTGGTGTGACCAAGAAGACAACACGCAATGGACTGCCGCATCAACTAATCAGGCTGGAGACTTTGAACTAGCCACAGTTGGCGCTCTCAAGGCTGGCAAGCGAGTGCGTGGAATAAACTTATTGTTTACTGACGTTGACGTCCACACGGCGAACTACATCGGCTTGCCATACATCTACTCGTTTGAGAAGGCTGGATCAGGCTGCGGTGTCATCTCTTCCCAGTCCATCGCGGCTATCGACACTGCCGCGATGTGGATGTCAAAGTCGGGCTTTTGGCAGTACGACTGCTACGTCAAGCCACTGACCTGCGACGTCTCTGACTATGTCTTCAACAACATCAACTACCACCAAGCCTCACAGGTCTACGCCGTCCACAACAGTATGTTTGGCGAGATCACCTGGTTCTACCCGTCAAGTTCCTCCAATGAGAACGATTCCTACGTGACCTACAACTACCGTGAGGGTCACTGGGCGATTGGGACTATGGCTCGCACGGCTGGCACTGACAGGGGAGTATTCAAGAACCCCATGATGGTCAGCGCAGATTCCTACATCTACGAGCATGAGGTGGGCTTTACTTATGACTCAGTCTACCCCTACGCGCAGTCAGGTCCGATTGAGATCGGGACAGGCGAGAACATCATGTCCGTCAGGTCTGTCATCCCCGACGAGCAGACGCTGGGCGAGGTGGCGATCTCCTTCACGGCAAGGATGTACCCGACCTCGGCAGAGTCCACCTACGGACCGTTCTCGGCCAACGCTCCTACCGACGCCAGGTTCTCAGGACGGTCTGTCAAGATGAAGGTCACAGGAGACGTGCTGGACGACTGGCGCGTCGGGGTGATGCGGCTGGAGACGACAACCGCAGGTAAACGATGATGGATGAGTTTTGGTCGCTGCGCAAACACATCGAAGCGGCTTTAGAATACTCAGGAGGGACACACACTATTGAGGACATTGCGGAAGGTGTGGCCAGTAACAGGTTTCAGTTTTGGCCTGGCACTAAATCCGCAGTGATTACTGAGATCATTGTCTACCCGCGAATCAAGGACTTGCACTTCTTCCTTGCTGGCGGCGACCTAGATGAACTCAAGATGATGCGACCATACATCGAGTCTTGGGGCAAGCAGTTGGGTTGCACGCGAGTATCTCTTGCTGGCCGTCAGGGTTGGCAGAAGACGTTCTTAAAAGACGAAGGTTACGAACCGAGGTGGTTCATTTTGAGCAAGGAATTATCATGAGTTTAGGTGGCGGTCAAACACAAAGTCCAGTTGCTGACAGCAACAAATATGCGCAGATCATGGAGTTGATGCGTATGCGTCAGCCTATGAATACACAGTCGTACACCGGCGGCTTCAATGCCTACACACCAGCCTCTGTGTCTGCTGCACCATCAAGTTACTACGAAGAGTTGCTGCGACAACAACAGTTGGCCAGTGCCAACCGTGGTGGTGGACGTCAAGAAAGAGACCCAGCGGAACAGGCTCGCATCAATGCCTTCATGGACGCAGAGGATGCCAAAGACGTTGAAAACGGCGACCCAGTCGGGACTACTCGCGCAGCACGCATACAAAGTGATTTGGGTCCAATAGCCAGTTTTTTAAATCCATTTAGTGGGATCATGGCATTGGCAGATGCCTACAAAGGGTTCCAAGACCCACGCGACACATCAGACACCAGTTTTGGTGCTGAGATTGGCCGAACTGTTGGTGGCTGGCTTAACAGTGGACCAGGTTATGAAAGTGGACCAAACTCACGCATGAGTGCAACTGGATTGGCAAACTTAAACGCCATGAGTAACCCGACATACAGCGCAGGAGTTGGTGAGACTTATGGAAGTGGTTCTCTTGGAGGGTTCCAAGCCGGTGACCTTAGCGCAATGCGTGACGCAATGAACGCAGGTGGATCAAGTGGGTATAACGGATCAACCGTATCTCCAAGCGGAATGATTTCAGGTGGCTTAAATCAAGGACCTGGATACGGTGGCGCTCCTACTCGTGACGGTGGCGGGGACTACGGTGGTGGATCAACAAGTTCATCTGACGGCGGCGGCAACTACGGCGGTGATAGTGGCGGCTACGGCGGCTCCTATGGCAGCGGCTCTGTTGGCGGCTTCTATAAAGGCGGAAAGGTCACTATGGATCGCCTACAGGGTCCAAACCCAATGGGTCCCGATGACGGCTATGCAGGTCTGAAGAACGGTGAGTTCGTCATCAACAAGAACTCCGTCAACAAGTACGGCATCGAGTTGATGAATGCCATCAATGCAGGAAAAATTTCAAAGGGCAAACTTTGCGGTTTGCTCGAAGGATAAGGAGATACGAATATGTCAAAAGGCGGTTCCACAACATCAACCCAAGCCATCGACCCGCAGTTGAAGGCTGCGTACCTTGAGAACTTGAACCAGGCTAAGTCCGTCGCAAGCGCACTCCCAGTGCGTGAGTTTGCTGACTTCAACCCAATGTACATGGCGGGTGAGGAGCAGGTCGTTAACCAGTCCCTGACCCCGTTCAGTGGACAGGACATCAACGCCTTCATGAACCCGTACCAGGAGGATGTCATCAATCGCAGCCTGGGTGATGTCGAGACGAGCCGTCAGATGGCCGATCTAAGGGATCGTCAGGCAGCCACAGGCGCGAAGGCGTTTGGTGGTTCACGTCAAGGCGTACAAGCCGCTCTCACTAACGCTGCCGCTCTCAAGCAAGCCGCTGACCTGTCAGCGAATATGCGCTCTCAGAATTATGGCCAAGCCGCTAACCTGGCTCAATACGCTAGAGGTCAAAATATCCAAGGCGGTCAAAACGTCATGGCTCTTGGTGGTTCGCGTCAGGCTCTGTTGCAGCAGCAGATGGATGCCTTGCGCAACATTGGAACAGAGAAGTTGGGTGTAACTACTGCAGCACTTGGCGGCAACATCCCTAATCTTGGTATGTCTACAACGACGCCTTACTCACGCAATGTCGCATCAGGCGCGTTGGGTGGTGCATTGGCTGGTGGTCAAATGTTTGGACCAGTTGGTGCTGGCATCGGCGGTCTTCTTGGTCTTTTAGGTTGAGGTGAATCATGGCAGCATTTGATTTTGGCGGTCTTCTCGGCTCCAATATGTTTAGCGGTGGCGACAGTGGACTCGATGAGTACCTGACGCCCGAACAGCGCTCACGCATGAACCAGCAGGGCATCATGGCGCTGGCTGCATCCCTGCTCAAGTCATCAGGTCCAAGCGCAGTCCCAGTCGGCATTGGCCAGGCTTTGGGTGAGGCTTACGGTGCTGGGCAGACTGGTTACCAGCAAGCGCAAACAGGAGCCATTGCCAACATCATGACAAAGCAGAAGTTGGATGAGTACAAGCGAGCAATGGAGCGCAGAGATCAATTGGCTAAGATCATGTCTGCTACAGGTGGAGAACTACCAGTTGCTGGTGTTGCCATTACGCCTGAACAGGCACTTGCAGCACCCCATATGCAAGCAGGTCCTACTCAG